TCATTTTTAGGTGGTCTTTCAGATGAACTTGAGGGAAATTTTGATAGTTTGACTAAAATTGGTAGACAAGCTATTGCTAAACATTGGCGTAAAGATATGGTTGACATTGGCAATCTGATGTTGCGCAATAAACCGAATGATATCAGAAAACTTTTGGAGCATCCTCTTGTAAAACAAGTCGAAGGTGAAGATTTAGGTAAATTTTTGAGGTTGTCTTTAGAATCAGCTAAAATAGATAATTATTTAAGTAGCACATCGAGCTTAGTCTATTCTAAAGAGAATTTATTGAATATGAATAGATATAAAACAGCGCTGGCGCTAGAGCAAGACGCTAAAAATATTGGCGTCTATAAATCCCGTTAATTCGGTGAAACTCCTTCGGGACAATACCGAGCCAAGCTTGGGTAGGAATACCTTTGAAGGTGTAACGATCAAAATATACGATCCAGAACGGATTATGAAATTTGTAGGGTGGTAGTCCACTTCGAAACGCGGGACATCGAAAGATGAAGATATGATCTGCACTATATGGTAACATATAGATAGAGTTTATCCTTGCACATAGAGGATAACTAATGAACAACGAGTTAGAATGGCGTTCAATTCCGAATACTCAATACCTCATTAGCGAGTTTGGGGATATTTTTAGCAAGAAAACCAATAAAATCTTAGTCCAACAAAATGATTTGAGAGGTTATCAGTTTGTTACTTTATATTTAAACGGTGATAAGACAACTTGTAAGATACACCGATTAGTTGGTAGATACTTTTTGAATGAAATACAAGGGTTGCAGATAAATCATAAAGATGGTAATAAGACTAATAATCATTATACGAATTTAGAGTATGTAACTTCTAAAGAAAATCATCAACATGCAATAAGGACTGGATTGATGCCTATTGGTATTGCAAAACCTGGGGCTAAATTGACAAATGAATTAGTTGAGTTAATTAAGCTTCTTATGGTTGAAAATATTGATGATATGGAGATTTCAGAGTATACAGGCGTTGTCACTGCTACTATTTCTAAAATTCGACATGGAAAACGTTGGACACATATTCGTCCTGATCTTCAATTACCAATAAATAGTAGTGGCATTAGAAATAATGGTTTTGCAAAAAGAAAATTATTGGCTAGTGATATCCCCAAGATTCATGATCTTTATAAAAATGGAAAAACGTTAGCGGAAATAGGTCGTATTTACAGTGTACATAGTGGTACAATAGATTCCATTGTAAAAGGAAGAACGTGGAAAAATTATTAAACTAACTCGGATAAACTCTATGGTAGGCTTAACGCACCTATCTAACATGTGGAGTGCAAGTGGTGCTCAGATAATAGCATTGACCACAAAGAATAAACAACTTGCTGCGTTATCCAATGTAATTCCTGGGGAAGCAAAGCAACGTATTTATGATGTGGTTAGTAAGCTTACTTTCAATGACTCCAGATTTAAAAAACTCAATGAGAGGTTGGGGTTACGAGAAAAAGATTTGGTTAAAGCTTCTAAATATCAAGTAATGGTTTCCTTATAAATTTGAGGCACAGTATAGCAATATACTGTTGAAAATCGCGTGAATTCAGGGAACATCCAGAACGGACAATCCTGAGCCAAGCTTGAGGCATACGCCAACAGAAGGTGCAACGACTAAATGTACATCAGTAGCCTGATGGAAGCGCGCGACATCCCTAGTGGATGATGATATAGTCTGGACTGTATAGGAATATACAGAATTTATTCAGTATATAGGAAAGTCGTATGAATTACGAATTACACTATGAGAATCTTATCACAAAGTACGGGAAACAACAGCGACCTAGAGATGGGTTTATATATGAAAGACATCATGTTTTGCCAAAAGCATTAGGCGGAAGTAATTCTAAATATAATTTAATGTATTTAACTGGAAGACAACATTTTCTTGCACATTGGTTATTATATAAAATATTCAAGACGTCTGAAATGGCAATGGCTTTCTTTTTTATGCGAGCCAATAAATCAAATTACCTTTTAAATGAAAATCAGTTAAAAGCTTCTTCACGTGCTATGCAAAGCAGAGGCCTTATTAGCAAAGCTGTTATTACTCCATTAGGAGAGTTTAGCTCTTATAGGGAGGCAGCTGCTGCGCATAATATTCCTGATAGCACATTTCAAGATATTATTAGAAGAGGAACTGAAGGTTTTTTTGATTTAGGCTCTGCCAGAAAAATTGTAGCAAGATCAAAGGGTACGCATGGAATGGCCAGAAGGATAAAAACACCTCTTGGGTATTTTCCATATGTAGGTGCAGCGTCGAAAGCACATGGTATTAGTAATAAAACGATATCAAGACGTTGTTTAGAAAATCCTGATGAGTATTATTATTTAGATCCTCCAAAACAAAGTATGATGAATCATTCAAATAAAATATCAGAAAACGCAAAAAAGACGTATACTCCATTTGGAATATATAATAGTATTGCAGAGGCAGCTGAAGCATTAGGAATTTCCCGATGTACTTTACGATATAAGATTAAATCTAAAAATATTACAGATTACTATACTGAATAAATTGATAAGATTTAGCGAATCTTATTTAACACAACGATATGGAGCTGGCGAGAGAACAGGCATCCTTCAGGTTGAAAAATACCTTGCCAAGGCTTTAGACAAAAAAGAGAATATATTAGTGGTGAACTCTACAGACCGACAAACTGTGTTGGGGGAATTGGATGCAAGAATTGCTAAATTTGCGCAGTTTGATCCCTACACCGCAGAAGAGCTGAGGATATTAAGACAAGATATAAGAGATATTTTTAATAAAGGATTGGATCCGGGTGATGAAATTATGGATCGTTTATATTTCTTTGATCCTAAGACAAAAGAACTTGTTGAAAGAATGACTCGTCATTATGATAATCGTATATCTCCAAATGATTTTAAGGAGATAGCGAAAATAATGACGGAATACATGGGTGAGCAAGTGCCCATATTGAAAACCTTCACGAGATTTCATGGCAGGTTGGCTGAAGATTTTCTTAAAAACTCTAAATCTTCTAAAGCAGATTTTGATTGGACTGAGATAGCAAAAATAAAATTGTTTGGAAAGAAAGAAGCTACTTTTAAAAAATATGATGTAAATTATAAGAGTGACGGTTGGCGACTACATCCGAGAATCAATGAATTCTTAGGCTTGTATGACAATGAGTCATTGACTGATAAGATATTGAAACGATATGATCTGTGGGAAAGAGACGGTACTTTACATGATCTAATAAATGGTGTATCCGCATCGAAGACAAGAAGGACAGGAGCAAATTATTTTGTATCTGAATTTTCTTATCCTACAATAGATTGGAAGAATAAGGCGTTTGGTGCAGAAAAGAAGTTTACAGAGTATAAATTATTTTGGGCAAATAAGCTTCCTAAATCATGGACTAATGTTCCGTCCGTCAATTTTGATGGAAAAGTCGTGGAGCAAAATTTCACTCAAACTTTTGAGGAGAGATTAAGATACAAAGATTCAGATGGTAATTGGGTAGTTAATATATTACAAGTACCGCAAAAGACAGAGAGCTCTTGGTGGGAACAAATGATAAATAAGAAAGGCAAGATAAATGATATAGCCGATGCAACACATGCGAGGACTGCGTATGGTGTAAACGCTAATCACAGTAAGCAACATTGCTGTGAATAAACTCAGTTAATTCGGTGAAACTCCTTCGATTGAGTGAAATGATGGACAATACCGAGCCAAGCGGATATATAATTATATCTGAAGGTGTAACGACTATTATGTAGAGCTAAGTAGCTCGAAACACTGGGGCATAACCTAGGAGGTTATGTAAGATATAGTCTGATCTGCATAGTAATATGCAGCGGTTTCTATTAATTAAAAGATATATCAAGAATTACACGGAAAATTTAATAGAAACGGTTAAGGAATAACGAACCTTAATGAACAAAACAGAATGATGCCACTATTGTGAAACGTTTCCATTTATGGGGAAAATCAAACAATATCCCTACCAGTACTATCCACGATGCTTTTTTCACTAACGCAGGGCTGATGTTGAAAGCCAGAGAAGCTCTAAAGAAAATTTATGCAGACTCTTTGGAAAAAAGTGTCATAAAATTAACATTGGATGAGATGTTATCACGAGGATTGCCCAAAGAGATTTATGATAAGTATCTTAATGAAGCAATTGATACAGGGTTGATTCCTGTACCAGGCAGATCTATCATTGATGGTAAAATGCTTAAAGATACAGATATACTATTACGTGAAGATATACTTAAAGAAATACCTGAAGACTTTTTTCAAAATTTAGGTTTTTACGGCATTGGCTGATATGTTTTCATGCATGAAAATATTTAATTAACACATCAATGGTGTTAAATTAACCCTTGGGGGTCGTTACCTCCTTTTCAAGAGCTGTGCTCCAGGTAAAAAAATGACAACTGAAATAACAGAGCAAGAAGAGATTGAACAGACTGTTTTGGTGAATGAAGAAGAGAAAGGGAGTAAAGAGAATGTTTCTCAAAACTCTGAAGAAGAAATAGAAAAATTGGTTCAAGATCGCATTGCTGTTGCTTTAAAAGATATTAAAGCTAAACTTGATAATGCCTATTCTGCGAGAGATAATGCTTTAAAGAAGGCTGCTGATTTCGAAAGAAAAGAGCGAGAAGCTGAATTAGCCAGATTGAAAGAAGAAGGAAAGCATCAAGAAGCATTCGAGATGCAACTTGCACAAGAACGTGCTAAAATTGAGGCATTGGAACAACGCAATATCGAACTGACTAGAGATATTGACGTTAAGAATGCACTTAGCGCATTTACATTTAAAAGTGAATCTGCAGCTACTATGGCCTATAAGACTGTAGTTTCAGAGTTGGTGCGCAATGAAGATGGACAATGGGTTCATCGTGATGGCAGTTCAATTAAAGATTTCGTGAAAAAGTTTTCGGAATTGAATAGTTTTCTTTTTGAGCAGAAAATCTCAACAGGACCAGGCGTTACTTCAACAAAACCAACCACTTCTTCTGGTACGGTAAAATCTTTGTTTGGTTTACCTCAGGAGGAAGTCTTAAGACTTGCAGCGGAAGGAAAACTTCCAAGAAGGTAACGTAAATGTCAGTAGTTAATTTTGGCACTTCTAGTGTTGACGCCAATCGTAATGATATCCTCCAAGAAGCTTTGGGCGCTTATAGTGACGAAGCTTATACTAATGCTAAGAAACTTTCTGGTACTGCTATTGTTGGCGGTATGGACGGTATTGACCCTTCGACTGAGACTTTTATTGGGCAGACTCGCTGGCGTAAGCCCATCTCTATGGCTATTAATGTAGCCTCTTTGACTGATCCTGCTAATGGTACTACTTCTCAGTATGATGCTGACTATCTTAAGTACATCAAGACTGTTCGTACTTATGGTGGTGAAAAGGTCAATATGCGTGAAGTTGTGACTCAAGAGGATGGTCTTGCCAAGATCGGTCGTGATTTTGGTGAAGTTCGTGCTCAAGACGAACATAATGCCATTCTTGCAGTGCTTAAGGGTGTGGCAACGGCTGAAGCCTTTAATGGTGCTGCCACTGGTTCTGGGTCTACCGGTTTGGGTGGACAAACCTTTGACAATGATCCTACCAGTTCTCGTTATGGTTTCTATGTGGATCTTGGTTCTTCCAAGCCTATCGTCGATGCTACTACCTCTATACAAGGTGCCGCTCGTGCTGAAGGCTTCCTTCGTGCTTTTGGCATGGCATATAAGGATTATGAGCCAGAGTATGCTTATCTGATTACTTCTCCTGAAGTATATGCTTCTTTACGTTCTGCGAACCTTGTTGACGAAGTCAAGGTTGTGGAAGGTAATGTTACCTTTAGCACTATCTTTAACGGCAAGTTCCGTCTACTTCAAACTCGTGCTTCTCAGTCCTTCTCTACTGCAGAACTTACTGCGATTAATACTGGTGCCGGTGTTGATATTGTTGGCACCAAAACTACCTTTATTGTGTTACCGGGTGCTCTTGGCATGGCCGGTCTTGCTGTTCCCAATCCGGTTGAAATTCAACGAGTGGCTGCTTCTTACAATGGCGGTGGTACTACTCAGATTTGGAATCGCTGGGGTTACATTCTGACTCCTGCTGGCTATAGCTGGAATGGATCTGAAACTGCTTTCGCCAGTGATGTTACTTATGGTTACGTTGTAGAGTCTGGTACTCCAAAACCTGTAACCGGTGCCGGTGCTTTCACTACTATTGCTAATGTTCGTGGTACTTGGACTCGTAAGACACAATCTGCGCTGTCTTTGGGCATTCTGCCGGTATTTCATAGTTAAGGAGAATGAGCGATGGCTTTGACTAAAGGTATTAATTCATACGTAACTTTAGAAGAGGCTGATGGATACTTCTCTGGAAGATTGGATGTGGCTGCATATCAAAATGCATCAGACGAAGAGAAGATGAACGCGCTAATTACCGCTACTAATCTTTTAGATGCTTATGAGTATGTTGGTCGAGCCATCAGCTCAACTCAACCATTGGCATTTCCCAGAATTGGCACTTACTATGATCCCAAGTATGGACAATCAGTTGTTTTTGATGATAGTATTCCCAAGAGAATAGAACAGGCAACATGTGAATTAGGATATCACCTTTTGAATAATGACGGATTGTTAGATAATACAGGTGGATTAGAAAGCATAGTCATCGATATTATTGAATTAAAAAATATTAAGCTTCCTCCAAAAATATTACCATTAATATTAAATTTGATTAAGCCTTTACGAATTAATGGTGGGAGTAAACTTTGGTGGAGGGCTAATTAGTGAATTATGATTTATTTGTAAAAAGCAATATTAAGAAAGCGTTTGCATATGCAAAAGATTTTACGAAAGATATAACAATAAGAAGTTTTACGAATTATTTTGATTTTAATACGTCTGAGAATTATCAGTCAATTAGTAATACTACTGTTAAAGCATTAATTTTAGATACTGATAGTAAAGATCGAAATATTAAACGTAAGAAAGTCTATATAATTACTGAAACATTTCCTTACTTGAAATTGACAGATGTTGTTTTACTAAATAGCCTTGAGTGGAAAGTGGGAGAAGAGATAAAAGACAATGGATATTTAACACATTTTAATATTTTTAGAGAATAATTATGGGAAAATTTAATGATACAGAAGCAGTTGTCTTATCT